GGTCTTGCTCATCATCGAACACCCCAAGGAAAGGTAGTTGATAATCTCGAATATCTTTCCACCTAGAAATGTACTTTTGACGATTATCGAACATCGCATTAAACTTCGCCTTAATTTTCGTGTAATCACGTTTTTTAGGTTCAGTATTAGTTGGTTGCCTTGCAAGCGTTGATAATATAGTACCTTGCATCTTTAACCCCCTAATGTTGTTTTAGTGCCAGTTGCCGTAGATAAGATAGTACTTTCAAAACCTTTCTTACCTTTCTTTTTCTTTGCATACCAATCTTCACCAGTTGTTGTAGTAGCATCATCCGTTTGTACAGTTGGTGCTGGTGCTGGCATTGGTGTGTTAGGCATCTTATTTTTCATGCACATTTAATCACCCCTTATCGTTTAAATGGATCATACTCTGTATTAGCATGAACCCTACTCCCTACATTCACTTTTTTATTGACCCTGAATGCAAAGGTCAAGGCTAATGCATCGCCTTTATTTGGAGATGGTAAGCCACGTTCTTTCATGTCCTTTTTGCTTTCAAGTTGTATTCGTCCGTTCTTATCAATGATAGCCTCAGGACTTGTTATATCATCGTATAGACCTTGGTCTGTAGGTGGAATAGAACCGCCCTCTTTCAGCCATTCTTTCATCTCACCCCACATATACGCTCTCATGTTGAGATACATATCATTAGGTGCTTTACCACCAAAGGCAACTAACCGCCATCGTCTACCCATTGACTTACCGATACTATAAATACCTGTGCCGTAGCCTTGGTCGATGAATACCGCATCTGCTTTGTATTCATCTTCAAGTTGTGCAATGAGTTGTGCCATTCGCATATCATCATCATTCTTTTCAATCGTTGCCAAGCACTTCATGGAATAGCCATTACGCATCACGATTTCTAATGTATCACCGCCAGTCCACGCAGGGTCTACACCGATTATCACAGGCAGGTTGTTAAACTCACCAACTCTGTACACTCTCTTCTGTGCTTCATCTGCTATTGATGCGGATATAAATTGCGTATCTGATGCACTAGGGAATAAACCTCTAACACGCACCTTTACAAAGTCGCTATCCTCACCATGAATATCTACCCATTCTTGCAGCTTGGCTTTGTTTGAGATTTTAACAGTACGGCTATCAATCTGATATGTAGTCCAGTAGTTACGATGCTTTCTGAAACACTCTCTAAACCTACCGCTATTACGTGTAGGGTTACCAAACACACACCATATGATTTCTGTTTCCTTATCCGTTAACGCACCCTCTGTAACTTCCCATATCTTATCGGAAATAGCTGATGCCTCATCAAAGATGATAAGTATTCTGTTACCTTGATTGTGTAGACCAGCGAATGCCTCTGGGTTACTTTCACTCCATGGAATAGCATCTATCCGCCATGTCTTTTCATACTGCTTATCAGCACTAAACAATGCGGTAGCAGTATAGGTGAACAATTCTTTACCTATGAATAGGTTGTACCATTTGTTGAGTTCCGCCCAAGTCTTAGACTTTAACTGTGTATCAGTATTAGCGGTTACAACTCCACGTGTGTTTTCATGTGTAGCAATAGCAAACAGAATTAACAATGAAGAAAAAGCGGACTTCCCAATACCATGACCTGATGCAACTGCAATTTGTATTGCCTTAGCTAATGACTTACCCTTACGTAGTTCTTCGCCTATTTTCTTGAAAGTCTTAACTTGCCATTCGTCAGGGCCATCAAAGTTTTCTAAAGGTGTACCTTTTTCTCCCCAGGGAAAAGCAAAATATACAAAGCCTAATGGATCATGAGTGAACGAACCCAACGCATCAATCAGTTGTGCCTTGTTGTACTTCATCTGACTTCACCCTTGCTTGTTTCATCCTATCGGATATATCAATCTCTATTTCTGCATCTAGTTTCACTTTATCAGTAAATAGCATGTGCCGTTTGCCTAAGAGTTCTGCTGCCTTAGTTCTATCTGCTACAGATACATCTAAACCAAATGCATCTTTTTCTTCACCGTTCATGACCTTAGTTAGGTACTCTAGCACTTCATCAGCCGTTGCGATTGTATTTTTACTACGCTCATTCATGACTGCATCTATATATTGGCGCACGTTTATTTTTGTTAATAACTGACTACCCTTACTTCTTGCCGTCTTTTCCGAATATCCAGCAGTAATTGCGCTTTGTGTTCCGTTGGTGGTCTTAACGTATTCATCAGCGAATATGCGTTCTTTCTTAGTTAGTTTTTGTACTAATTCTTCTATATTCGTCAATGTTACTCACCACCTTTATATGTCTTAACTAAAAAAAGCAGTACTTCATGTTGCTTAGTACTGCTATACTCACTTTCTTTCTTATAGAGTTGTTTCGGTTTGAACGTCTTACCCTTTTTGTACTTATGAGGGAATGTCAGTTTGTATTCTTCCTCTGTGTACATTCGATTAACGATATATACCTTACAAGGCTTATCATATTTACTCCATGATTGCCGTACATCGACTACATATCGTCTTCCGTTCATTTGTAATGCTTTAAGTAGTTTCTTTATCGTTGGTTGATAATTCACATCCAACACCACACAATACCAATTAAGATTAATACACCACATATGATAGCTAAACCATCAATGAGTGTAATCATTGTATCGCCACGATGTTCATAAGCATATTTAGCTTTAGCTTGTAGGTCTTTATTATTCAAGTCCTTAGCTGCTTGTTTGAATAGTTTTCTATCTTCAATGAATTGTTTGATCGCTTTAATCATTTCAGCACTCCGCCACCTTTCCTCTTTAACTTGCCTTTATCCTTGCGACATATTCCACAATGTGGCTTGCAAGAATGTTTAGCCGTTATGTATGTCTGACACAATCCGTTGTATTCGATTACATCAGCAGTGCATATTCCATATTTATCATTGTTCAAGCAATGCTTTCTATCGCAATGTACCTGTGTCATATTTCCCCTTTATGATAGATTTATACAAAAATTGGAGTATATCGCCGTGGATACACCCCATTTTGTGATAAGTTTATTCATTTACACTATGTTAATTATTCAAAACCGAAGTTATACCCTCGGACTTTTGCCGATGTAACCACACAGGAGTTAGCGTTCCTTCTAAAACTCTGTATCCTGGTTAGTTCCTAGGAAACCAATATAACTTCAGTTTTCAGTAATTACTCAAAACCGAACACACTACATATATGTCATTGGAAAGGAATATGGGTATTATTTTTTAACTAATAATAACTTGTGAGAGTTCGTAGTGTATTCAGTTTTCAATAATCATTTACACACTCAATACCAGTAGCTAACATTTGATGAATTCTAATTACGTGTTAGGCTAAATAACAACAAGTATATCAATAAGTTATTGGAGGCTGTTAACTACCAGTATTCAACGTGTAACCAATAGAGGGTAAGTTCGTATCTGTAAATGTATAATGTATAAGCTATGCTTGATGATATTCGACTTACCCTCATCAGTTAGCAGTAAAATTTACATATAAAATTTTTGTCTTAACACATACTTCAAAATTGAAATTAGAAAAAAGTATAGTGTTGTTTCCTAGTCAATCAATTATGGTTGCGCTGCTACTCTGCGACCGTTAGCGCTATACGTTCCATTTCGCCCATATACAACAAAGGCGCACTCTTATTTGGGTGCGCTTGTTGTTGTGTTTTGATTTGTCCTAAGGAAAGAGTGAGTAGTAGTCACTTAGTGGCAACTTCTACATATATATTATACCTAATAGCAAACTATAGGTACACGGACAATCACGGACATTTACGGACATTATAGGACAAGTTTTCGCCCAAATTCCAATAATGCCTTTTGTTTATATCTCTTTGCCTGTTTCGTTGAGTAACACCCAATCATTTTATAAGCATCTTCTGTTGTGTTGTTGAGTACAAACTCATAACGTAGGATAATTGCCCCTAGCTTTTCATCTAGTGCATCTATCTTAGTGATCGCATCACATTTTAGTTTTGATAGTTCATCAATACGCTTATCACGTTCTGCTACTGTATCAAGAAATCTTGCTACGCTACCCTCTAACCCTTGCGGAGTTCCACCACCTGTTACTCTATCCTTACTGTAATCAATAGCACCTATCGATGTAAGGTTTGCTCTTAACTGATTGATTTCTTCCTTGATAGATGCTATCTGTACATCAATTAACTTAACAGGTTGCAGGTATTCAACCGCCATTTCTATTAGTTTCTTATCGTCTAATTCTCCCAAACACTTCACCTCACTAGTTAAATCCACCATTTATAAGCACCAAGTAAAACAACACACTCCAAGCTATAAATATAATTGCATTTGCATAACCACTATCCACATTACCCATAGCAACTATCAAACAAAATAACATAAACCATATCATGTATTTATACCTCTGCTAGTTTTGTGTAATCCCAATGTCCAATCGAAAGTTCACAAATGGCAGTCCATGATGTTTTACCATTTAGCCAGCAATATACATTTCCATTTTCGTATCTCGCAAAATATCTTTTAATCCATTCTTTATTATCGTTACTTACTAATACAGGTGTATCAACTTCTACTTTTGACCAATCAATAATACCTAATTCGTCTGCAATATCCATTACCTCGCCTATTTCCAAGTCAGGTAATATTCCATGTGTCCGTCCAATACAGGTATATTCTTCACCATTACACTTATAAAAACCATCAATAATCAATGGTTTAATTTTGGTTAAGTATATGAATGTACTATTACTACCAATTATATACCGCCAGCCATCATCATATAATTTTTGAAATAACCACTCTCTACCTTGTTTATCTGTGATCATATTGCACCCACGCTCCTCTATCCTCATTCCATCTAAATTCAACTACATCATACAAATCAAAATCATCTATGTTTTCACTTACCTTACCGATATAAAACACATCCTCTTCACTTTCCACCGCAAGTTGGCACAAGAAATCAAATGCATCTTGATAGCTTTGAGGTGCGATGTAAAAGTCGGAGTGTTCTACGTAACCACTATAATTTGTCATCTAACAATATACCTTTCTGACATAAAGTTGTATATTCGGTGTTTTATTTTAAGAATAACCTTTTCAACAAAGAAATCTAATCTATAACATTGTTCAAGCTCAAATACTGTTGATAATTCTGTAATAGTCGAACCACAAAACTCATATACGATTTTTACACTACCATCCTCAACTTCAATTCTAGGTTTGATTATCGTATCAGCTATAACTATTGTTAATGCACTAGATAGCAACTCTAAATTAATTCTTCCCATATCTTATAACCCTATCTTTATACACTTAATTCCCTTATTCGCAACACTATCCATTAGTTTCATCAATTTATAATACTCACGATTTCTAATATCATTTACATTCCATGCGTTGTATACCATGTCAAAACATTCATTAAGACTTTGGAAATCTTGGCAAGATAATATATGTTGCCTCAACTTTCTGTAGTAACTCCTCATACTTACCTCTTATGATAGGGCGGATATTTCACCGCCCATATCCTTTACTTAATCAAAACATACAGTAACGCACATACTATAAAAACTAAAGGCACTATCGCCACACCTACGGCAAAATACGTAAGTTGTTTTAACTCTTTTTCTTTTCGTTGCCGTTCTGCCTCTAGTATCCACAGGATATAGCCTTTTCGTTGTGGCGCATTAATTCTTCTAGGACTGCACATTATTTATTCGCTTTCAACTCTTCAACTTCTGCCACTAATTGAGTAACCAATGTTTCAAGTTCTTTGATTTTGCCTTTATGGTTTAACTCATATTCAGAACCTTTGCCCAATCTAAAATTCACACTAGCATTTACCATTTTTTCAGAACCAAGTGTACCACCTACGCTAAACATTACGTGTTCATTTGGTGCGTAGAAAGCACCTAATGCTACTGCACTATGTCCTTTGTAATGACCGTAACCAACGGAGAATGTCATTTTATCGTCTTTGTTGTATCCAAGATAATGAAGTGAGGATAACGCTGCATTCGCTGCACCAGCTTTACCAATTTCACGTTCTACATTGCGTGTCATTCCTCGTTCTAGGCTTTCGATGCGGTTTTCATGATTTTCCAATACGTTCGCATGGTCTACTAAAGTTTGTTCGTGAGATTGTAATAATTCGCTATGGTTATTAATGATCGTTGCATGATTGTTGATTACTGTTTCATGACGATTAATAGCATCTGTATTATTCTTGATGTTATTTACATTACGGTCTACTCTGATGTTTAGACACTTAATATCTTTATCGTGTTTTACTAACTTAGCACCCATAGATGCGATTTCATCGTAGGCAGCGTACAACTGACTGCCGTTGACTGCATCTGTAGATGCTGCATCAACTTGTCCAGCTGCAACATTAGTAATTTGTCGGTTGTAATATTTCACACCGCCAAACCCTGCTCTATCCTTAGAACCAACACTCACAACAGATTGAGGGTTTTCTCCAGCGAAAACGTGAGTAACCCCATTTAACACTACTTGTTGTGTAGGTACTGCATCGTCTGTAACGGAGTTAGTACCCAATGCTACACTATTACTTTTATCTGCTACTGTGTTATTACCAATAGCGTAAGCATCCCATGCAGTAGCCTTGCCGTGCGTTCCGATTACTGTTGCACCCTGTCCAGCAGTTTCGGAGTTAGCACCGATTACCACTTGTTCTTGGTCGCTATTTGTTTTGTTGTTGTAACCGATAATTGTAGTTTGGTTCGCACTTACTGTACCATTATTAGAACCGATAACAGTTGTATCATTACCACTAACTTTAGCATCTCGTCCTAAAACGATTGTGCTCGTACCTGTAACTACTGTATTTACACCTAATGCTGCGGAGTTGTAACCACTAACCACAGGTGCAGTAGTATTTGGTTCTACTTGACCTACTACCAAACCATTCGCAAATGTGCTACCAGTAACTACTGCCATAACCATTGTTGCTAATACTAATTTATTGTTCATGTTAATTTCTCCTTTTATGTTAATTAATTTAGAAAACTTATTTACCTGTACTGCCATAACCGCCAGTACCTCTTTCTGTTTCACTTAGTTCATCGCACTCCACTATATCAACCATTGCTACTGGAACGATGATTAATTGTGCGATGCGATCACCTCTAAATATCATGTAATCGCTACAAGATACATTTTCATATGCAATACTCAATTCGCCTCTATAGTCAGCATCGATAACACCAATACTATTTGCACATCTTAGAGGTGTCTTACTCATACTACTTCTTGGTACTAATAACCCCATATGACCTTTTGGAATTTCTACTGCTATTCCTAATGGTATTTTCTTTTGACTGTCAGCAGGCACTTTGATATGGAACGGACAATACAAATCTAACCCAGCTGCATCATTACTACCTCTTGTTGGTAGTTGTGCATACTCACTTACTAACTTTACTTTCATGCTTTCTCTCAAAATTCCACCCCACTATTAATCAATGCACGTTTGATTGTTTTGTAATTTGCACCAACTCGTAAACTAATTTGATTTAATGACATTCCAGATTGATGCATTTTTAATAGTGAATTTTTATCTAATTCACTTACACGTGTATAAGATTTTTGCTTTTGCGGTTTAGTTCCTACTAACCCTAAGCAACATAACGCCTTGCCAGCAGTTATGTTTCCATATACACACGCTGCTAATGCTAACCAATTAAGGTTATTATCAGGCACAAACTCACTCATATTAATTGCCATTCTCGTTACTCCATTCACTCTCTCTATAAATGCGGAAGAAATCGTCCGCACTCATTACAACTAAAAACGGCTTATACTTTCTTTTCCATGCAACTATAGGTATTTCTCCTTTGCCAGCAACTTTTGCATCCCTATTGGCTTGATTATATGCATCATATACATTTAGCTTTTCTACACACTTAACTTCTTGGTGGATGTTTGGTAACCCTATACAATCAGTTGCGTCACCTGTTTTACCGCAATATTGTGCAGTTCTACGGACTTTATCGAACCCATGCGACCTACACACATCTCGCCACATTCGTTCACCCCTAGCACCTTTTTGTTTACTATTTATTGGCATTATCTATTCACCCATTTCATACATCCAATTCGCATATAGTACTCCTTTTCTTGTTCATTTAACTTAACAGAACCATTTATTCGTTTTGCTCTTTTCACAAAACCACCAAAAGTGTAAATATTACCTCTACAATCGAATGTATCTATTTCATCAATTAAGATTAGACCAGCATCACCAAGTAATTCATCAATCGTTTCATAGTGATCATCATATAAATCTCTTGGTATTGCATAATACAGATACATCACATTGTGATTATCGTGATAACGTGCTTTCTTGAAATCATTTCTGAAATCATTTATATCCGTTTTGATTTCAACTTCTGTTAAGTGCAAAGCGTTTAGATTAAAGTATACAAAGTCTGCCTCATAAGGTGACTTTCCGCTATCTCTCATCATTACATTAGGTATGCATACGTTTTTAAGAAACAGATGTTGTCCTAACGCATATTGAATATCTTGTTCCGTCAAACACTCACCCCTCTACATATTGTTCACATCGTTTTAAAATATCTTTTACTAACTCCAAAGGAATATGCGACCTTGCATTGCATCGTTTAACACCTTTGATATTCATTTTTTCAAACTCTATAGTATTTCTAATGTTATCTTTCAATAACTTTAAATCGATATTGCTACCAAACTTTGTTGGTTTCTTAACTGGGTAATCATAATTGTTGTAATAGGTTAGGTTTTCATATGGAATATCGAACCCTATTACATTTGATATGTATTCCCATATCCGCCCATAGGCTGGGTTTTCAATCACGAATACTTTTGGCTGGTAACGCTTGATAATCTGTAACGTATTATAGATACACATTTCACCATTAATACGTGTTAAGAATGACTTATCATATTTGAATTGGTAGTTTTC